TGATGACATGGTTGCGCTCAAGACGCGCGGTGCCATAGCAGCTAGTGCTTTGACCGTCATTATGAGTATTGCGACGGCTGTTATAACTTATTCAATTACAAGTTCTATGTAAGTTCAATCCCCCAGATAGGGGAAATAGGTGACTGCATCCATCAAGGCGCAGAAGCGCGCCCAACGAAAAGCGGCAAAACACAAACGGAAGACACGCAATCCGCTTGAGCCTTTAAATGATGCTCAGGCTGATTACATGGATGCGCTAGAAGATTGTAATCAAGTATTTGCGATTGGTGGTGCGGGAACAGGTAAAACCTATATTGCAGCACGTCACGCAATCCGCCAAGTACTGGATGGCAATAAACAGCGCCTTGTTATTGCTCGTCCTACGGTTTCAAAACCCAAACACCAGCTCGGTTTTCTTCCCGGTAATTTAGATGAGAAATTATTGCCTTGGCTGATCCCTTTGATGGATGCCATGAAAGAAGAAACTTCTCCAAATGAAATCCAGAAACTTCAGAAATCTGGACAATTGTCATTTTTGAGTTTTGAGCATCTTCGTGGTCGCTCGATCAAGGATGCTGTGATAATCTTGGATGAAGCGCAGAATTGCGATATCAGCGATTTGCGCCTGTTCCTGACACGGATAGGTAAGTATTCTCAGGTCATTATATGTGGTGATATAGATCAAGTAGATATACCAGATAGTGGACTGGATGCTGTAGTTGACATGGTTTTGGACTATAACATGTCCGCAGAGATCATAGAATTCAGTGATCAAGACGTTGTTCGGTCTAAAATAGCGGCTGAATGGGTTCGCGCATTCTCAAAAGAACAGTAATATCTATTGACTTTTGGTGCCTGCACGGTTAATTTAACCTGTTTTCCACATACCCCTTGACCTAAAAAGGCTGAAAAATGGCGTTTGTTTTCACAGTTGAAGACGGCACAGGGCTAGTTGCAGGTGCAAATAGCTACTCAAATGTAGCCGATGCTGATTGCTATTTTGAGCCAGATTCACGATCTGCCACGTGGGATGCGCTGTCAACTACTGACAAAGAAAATCTACTTGCGGTTGCCACGAGAACTCTTGATGTATACGCCAATTTTAATGGCACAAAGACCGTCGCCGCTTCTCCTCTGCGTTGGCCTAGAACTGGTGTATGTGACAGGGATGGGAACCAAATCGGCTCGAATGTAATCCCCGATGAGATAAAGACAGCCGTTTATGAATTGTCTCGCGTCCTGATCGGGACTGATCTTAATGCCCTGAATGAGACTGATGGTATCAAGAAAATTGTTGTTGATGTCATTGAAGTTGAATTCCAAGAAGGGAGTAACATGAATGGTGTCGCACCTCAACGGATTCCGAATATCGTCAACGCGGCTCTTAATGGCCTTGGTCGTTTTAACTATGGTCGAAGGCAGTTTTCAAGAATCACGAGAGCGTAATGTCTCGCCGCTGTACTGGTTGCGGACACGTAAAGCCGGAAAACTGTTTCAGCCATCGTCGGGACAGGGGACCGGATGGGCGAGTCAGCCGGTGTAAAGAATGTGTTAGCCTAGCAAACGCAAATCGAAGTCAAGAAGAAAAGAAGAGAGCTTCCGAGCGAACAGCAAAGTGGCGAAAAGAGAATCCTGACAAGGCAAAGATGTCGGCTAAGCGGTCAAACATCAAAGCTAGAAATCAGATTTCAAAAGAACAGTACGACGCATTTTTCGCTGTACAAGAAGGATGCTGCGTTCTGTGTGATCAACCGAGCAAACAGTTGACAGCTTTCGGCGCGGGTTTGTTGTGTCGATCATGTCAAGAAGGAATTTTGAAATTCAACGCTGATTATGAGTTGCTTCAGCGTGCTTGTGATTATGTGAAAGTGAAAGTTACTGATGGCACTGGATAATCTAATTGATTCGCTTGTCACAACTGCGTTCAATATCGCAGGTGATTTACGTGTATCCGTGGATTACCATCAAGTCACGGTGAATTCGTATGACCCAGTGACTGATACAAACAGCACGACTGAAGTTGTAACTTCTGGGATTCTTGCTGTCCTCGTCGGACGCCGTGATTCGGAAAACGACTTCATTGATGGTGATGTTAACGCTCAGAAACTATTGATGCCAGCGTCCGCGTTGCCCACCAATTTCGTTCCGAATTCTGAAGATTTCCTAATGATCGGCGGTGATAAGTGGGAAATTATGAGATCTAAACGCGTACCCGGTGATTCACTTCATACGTTATTTATAAGGCTTCCGTAATGCCTGATGGAGTAAAAATTGTTGGTATCGACGCGTTAAGCGCGGCTCTGAAAAAGGAAATAAAAAATCTAGAACAAGAGGCCATGCGTGAAGTTGAGAAAGCCGCGCGTGTTTTGACTTTGGAATTATTCAAGCGGACACCAGTATGGACGGGAGAAACCGTACGAAACTATACATGGTCTATCGGAACGTCAGCATCAGGAGTTTTCAAAGGGGCGCTTGGTGGTCCACCGGAAAATACAAACAGCCTGCCTTTAGGATCGGAAAGCAATAGAGCCATAAATCAAACAGCCGCGTTGAATGACTTGTCTACCATACGTTTGAGCAAGCTTCAAAATATGGCAGTCACAAACACAATACCCCGACAGAAATGGGATTTGATAGATAACGGTTCGGCTCCAACATCTGTAGGTCTGACACCAAGAAACCCCGGCGGTGTATCAAAAATTGCGACACAGGCAGCACGCCGTCGTTTGCCAAATTTCAAGTAAGATAGAATCATGACTATTGAAAGTTTTCGACAGAGTGTCACATTCAAATTCGCCAGTGACTGGGGTGTTGCCTATCCCACAATCCCTGTAGCGTATCCTAATAGGCGTTTTGATCAACCCACGGACGGTCCGTGGGTGAATTTCACGATCGTTAATGGAGAGAGGTTTCGATCTAATATTGGTTTGACCAAATGTTTTCGTAGTCAGGGGGTTCTCAATATTGCCTGCATGGTTCCTGAAGAGAGCGGATCGAAGCTGGTTGGAGAAATGTGTGATGAAGTTTTGAACATATTTCAAGACATAACTATGCCTGTCACAGGAGGTGGATCAGCGTCATTTTACAACGCAGAAATCCGGACCCGTGGTGTGCTTTCTGGGTATTATACCATGAATGTACAGCTTGAATTTAACTATGATGAACAAATATAAAAATATTCACGAATACAGTTGACAAAAACCGTTAATTCATGGTAGTTAACCTTTGAATTAAGTTTTTGGACGCCTGATATCATTGGTTGTCCGCCTTTTAGTACAACTCAGGGGATAACACCATGGTAACAATTAACGCTGCTGAGTCCAACCGGACTAGTATTCGCGCGATTCCTGAAGCAACGTGGTCGACACTACCTGCTAGTGGATTGACACGTGAGATTCGTATTACATCTTCTTCGCTGGTTGCCTCCAAGGAAACGGCAATTTCTGATGAAATTCGTGCCGACCGCATGATTTCCTCGATCATCGAAACCGGTGCATCCTCTGGTGGGGACATCAACTTCGAATTCTCGGCTGGATCTCACGACGATTTTCTTCAGGCCTTTGTGCTCGGTGCGTGGACACGCCCAATGACTTTCGACGCCTTCGAAGGCACGACAGTCTCATGGGGCACGACTTCTCGTCTCGATATTTCTGGTGGTGACTTCACGGACTACTTTATTGCTGGTCGTCGGCTGAAGACTGAAGGTTTCATCGAACTGGCCAACAATGATTATTGGGAAATCGCTTCCGCTGCGTTTGTTTCCGGTGTTACGCAGGTCACAATGACAACGGCGACTGCAGTTGTCGAATCTGGCAATGCTCTTGGTCGCGTTATCGACGCGAACGATGTTGTCATCCTGAAAAACACTGACATTCGTTTCGGTACGGTTGCTAATCAAATCGATTCTAATGGCAATAACGCATTTGCTGCCGCGATCCTCGCGGAACAACTTGTCGTTGGACAGCGGATCTTTGTTGATGGTCTGGGCTATGAAGCTGGTGCTATCACTTTCACCGGCGTCGGTGTTGATGGCGATACTGTTATCTTCAGCGATGGCGTTGAAACGACCACGTTCGAATTTGATGACGACAACACGGTTACGGCTGGGAATATCGCTGTCGCGGTTGGGACATCAGCGACGGAAGCTGCTGACAACTTGGCTGATGCGATGATGTTGAATATCGGTAGCGGTTGTGCACCACGTTTCTGTGCTGACAACACTGCTGGTGTTCTTGATTACACGAACCTTCGTGGCACTGGTGGTACGGTTACGGAAAACCTAACTAACGCAACTATCACGACTGCACTTACTGGTGGTGATACCACTTTGCATGGTGTGTTCACGTTGACTGCTGTTTCTGACGACGTTCTTACTGTTGAAGAGACTGTCGGAACGGATGCAAACGCCGGTGGCGCTGCAGTGACGATCAAGGGTTCCCACTTGCGGAATCCGGGTGATCTTGCAGACATCACTCGTCAGAGCTTCACGATTGAAACTGGCTTCAATGATGTTGGTAAATACTTCATCCAGAAGGGCATGCGTGTTGGAACGTTCTCCATGTCTGTTGCCTCTGGTGAAATTGTGACTGGTACGTATTCTTTTCAAGGAAAAGATACGACGACTAGCGAAACTTCTGTTTTGGGTTCTGCACCTTATGATGTGCTTGCATCCACACCGACTGAAGTTTTCAACGCAACGGCTAACGTCGGGACCATTGAAAAGGATGGCGTCACGCTAACGACCGCTATTCAGTCAATCGAAATCTCTGGTGAAGCAGGCTTGCGTGAGCAGCGTGCAGTATCTGAGAAGTTCCCGGCTGGTATTGGTTACGGTCGTTTCGTCCTGACCGGTTCTTTGACGGCTTACTTTGAAACGTTCGACTTCTATAATGATTTCATCAATCATAAGACGGTTTCGATTGGATGGAATTTCACGGACGTTGATAATTCACAATACTACTTCACGGTTCCCGCGATTAAGATCACGTCCGATCCAATCGCTCCGGGTGGAATCGATCAGGATATCCTTGAAGAAATGGAGTGGAGTGCACAGCGTGATCCACAGCTGAATACAATGTTCATGGTTGATCGCTTCTCCTCGACTCTTCCAACTTGTGCGTAAGCACATCTCTGAATGATTGGGTGGTCTCCGGGCCACCCAACGACTACCAGCACCGCTAGACGAATTGTCACGGCAGTATGCGGCTGCTTATTCCCTAACTGCCCTCTTATTTCCCTCAATCCCTAAAAGAGAACTCCAATGACTGATGAAACGCACGTAGAAAACGTCGAAGCTGAAAAAGAAACTGGTGAAGCCTTTAATATTTGGGCTCAGTTTGAAACTGATCAAAGTGCTGAAGAAAATGGTGCTTGGTATGAAATTCTTCCCAACATCAAGTTCAAACTTCGTCGCTTTCAATCCGATCATGCCGTTAAAACCCGCCAGCGTCTCGAAAAACCATATGTAAAGATGACACGCGGCGGAAAAGAGCTGCCACAGGAAATTCAGGAAAAACTGATTACTGCGCAACTCGCCGAGTCTATTATCGTTGACTGGGAAGGCATGACTGACCGTGATGGCAATGCGATGGACCACAGCATCGACAACGCAAAAATGCTGCTCGATGGCCTGCCTCATGTGCGCGACGAGTTGGTTCGATTTGTTTTGGACATCGACAACTACCGCATTTCCAATCTGGAGCAAGCGGAAAAAAACTAATCGACGTTCTTGAGTATTGGTTGAAGAACGAGAAGAAACTCAAGAACATTGATTGGCTAAGGAAATTACAGGAGGATGGGCAAAGAGTTCCCATCCTCGAAAGTGAAGTCAAATTATTCCCGGACTTGAATTGGATCTGGGAAGCATATGATTTACTGTCTGAAAAACGCGTACACAACGAGTCAGGTCCCCAACCAATCCCCATGAGTGAGATCCTGTCATATGCTGACTATGTTGGCATAACAGGGTCAATACGAAGGGATGATTTTTTACGTCTAGTATCGGTTATGGATCGTGTAACGCTAAAACATCGCTACGACGCGATGAACGCCGAAAGACAAAAACAATTACAAAAGGCAAAATCACAGCGGCCTAAGAAATGACTCTTCAGCTACAATTAGATACCACACAAGCTCAACGGAATCTTACCACATTCAGTGCTGAGATTGAAAAACTTGAGCGCCAACTGCGCATGGTTGGTCGTGGGGCCGATGGCATACAACGTATTTCAACTGCCCTCAGCGGTCTTCGGATTAATTCATCTACAGCATCAGGGATTGCTGATCTGAATAGACAGCTTAGTGCTCTCGCACGGCAAGCCAATACGATTGAGCGTGTTGGTATGTCGTTGAAAAAATTGGGTGGAAAAAATATTTCATCTGCTGGTGTTGAAAAATTATCAACATCACTAAAAAGTGCGGCTACATCCGCGAATGTGACGGCGAAAGGTGTCAATAATGTTGCGACTGCTGCTGCGCGTGTAAAAAGCGCCGGAGTTACTTCCCTTGCGACTGGATTAAAGGCCTCTGTTGCTCCAGCGCGGAACTTAGCGACTAATCTTAATTCTGTTGCTGGTAATGCCAATAAGGCCTCATTTGGAATGAGAGGTTTGGCATCTGCGGGAACATTGGTTGGTTCCAGCGTTAAAAGTGTTAGGGCATTGGCACAAGCTACAGCAACAGTAGGTGTTAGCGCTGCTGGTGCGTCCAAACAAATGATGGCTCTGGGTGCATCTACCCGAGGAACATCTCTGGCAGCTAAAGCATTATCCGTCGCTCTGGGTGCGACAATTTTTGCCCAAGTCGGTCGCGCAGTATTCCGCACAACGGAGGAGTTTGTTGGTCTTAAATCTGCTCTTGTTGGTATAACTGGAAGCTCAGAAGATGCCGCCAAAGCATTCGATTTTGTTAAACAGACTGCGCGGATCGTGACTGGGAAAC